GAGCATCTTGCCTCAACTTCAGGCTTCTTCGATGATGTCACTTTTTGCATCCTCAAGTTTGGTGTCGTCGATCATGGCCATCAACTTCTCAACGCCCTTGTCGTCAGCCATTAACTCTTTGATCAAAACGCTGATAAGAATGCGCTTACCGTCCCACTCGGTGCGACCGGTGGCGTCCTTCTCCATGATGCCCTTGCGCACCAGGAAGTTGACCAGCGTGGTAATCCGGTCCACGTACACGCCCAGTTCATCGTGAAAGCGCATCTGCCACATGGCTTTGCGAAACGGCCGGGCCACTTTGTTCTTGATCACGTTCGCGGTAATTTCAAAGCCGACGATTTCTTTTTCTTCGCCCTTTTTACCGTTGTTGATGTCCTTCTTGCCCAGATTCACACGAATGTCGGCGTAAAACTCGCCGGACTTACCGCCTGGCGTCTTCTCTGGGTTACCGAACATCACGCCCGGGTCCATACGAATCTGGTTCAGCAGCAATACGGTGACGTTGTAGTCCTCTGCGAACTGCTTAAGGATCGGGTAGTGAACGCTAGTACAGGTGGCGAGCTGCAACTTGTCACGCATGTTGGCGTCGGCGTTCTCACGTCGAACGATCACGTTGCCCTTCTTCTCATACAGCAGCGCACGAGGAATCATGGCTGCTACCGAGTCGAACACCCACACCAGTGGCACGGTCATTGGTAAGCCCTTCTCGCGCAGCATGGGTGCGACACGCTTGAAGGCTTCGATCGAGTCTTCGAAGGTTTCAGGGCGCAGGTGCTTAAAGTAAGTGCTGTCCACATTCATGCCGAGAATCTTGGCAAACTCAGGACTGAACGAGCGCTCGTGATCGGCAAAGAACGCGATGCCGCCTCTGTCTTGTGCGGATTTCATCAGCATAGTGGCAAGGAATGTGTTGTGACTTATAAAGCCATTAGCCCAGAACGAATGTGTCTCTGGCATCACTACGTCAAAGGTAGGGGCTTCGTCGATGCCAATATCAACAACTTCTTCAAAGTAGAAGTGCCGACGCTCCAACTCTTTGAGGTATTCCAGCTGGTGACGGGCGAGTACACCAACTCGTGGCTCCAAGTAAGCAATAATTTTCGCCAAATTATCATAGCTTGGTTCGCGCTCGACGAAGAACACGCCGCACAGGTCACTACCCTCGCGATCGGTGTCGCAGCTCCGGTAGATTGATTCGATGATTGTGCCAATGTTTGGCACTGTATCGCACACTGCCGACCTGGCAGACCGTGTGAAGTTGTTCGCCAGCTTAAGTCGGGCCTGTGTCTCAAACCCAATAAGCTCTATGTATTTTGCGGCTTCGTTGCGATTGATTGTCATGCGGTAGTAAGTTGTGCCGTCAACCACCTTGTCGCGCAAGTAAGTCACGATGCCAAAGTTTAAAAGCATCAGCTGAATGTCAGCCAGCAACTTGCGAGACGCGGAAGATGTCTCTATGGCTTGAGCGTCTGGGCTTAAGCTGCACTCTAATTCCATGAAGGCACGAATAAAGGATTTTTGCGCCTCTTCGCCTGACATTCTCACCACAAGCGGCACAGTTTTTCCCGCCGCTTTGCAGATTTCCAAGCCGTATTTTTCGACCATCGCTTGTCGATTTGCACCGCCAAACGTCCAGTAAGTGACAGAAGTTGAGCCTTCTTTGGAGTTTTTACTTGTCTTTAGCCCTAGCGTGTCATGCACAAAAGACCGATAAAGCGCCACAACGTCGGCGTCGCTATTGGTGAGTCCAAACTTCTCTGCGCGGCCCATGGTGCCGTCAGCGATCAGGTAACCAATAAATCGAGCTTCGTCCGACGTTAGCTCGCCCTTTCCGAACTGTCGCGTGTTGCGCAGCATGGGAAGCTGATCGCCAATTTCAACTTGCCCTGCCATCTTCCATACGATATGACCCGTTGCATCCATCACTCGCAGAGGGTGATTGATGGTGGCTTCTGTAGCAAACCCGGACTTACTCTTGATAACCTTGACCGGCTTGCGCCCGTTCCAGGTCAGATGGGACGTTGCTTCAATATTGCCAAGCTCGTTAATAAGCCCGTAGCTGTGCTCTTCCACTCGTCTTGCGCATGTGGCTTTTGCTCCATTAAGCTCAAACATTTCGCCAATGCTTACGAGTCCGTCCTGGCCCAGCACCATCGTTGACGCGGGCTGACATTTACCACTCGATGCAGCGCCGAAACACTCGATAACCCGGCCCATTGGCGCACCGCGCTTGTACGAGCCGCCCAGGGCGAAGTTCAGCTCTGGTAAGCCGGTGTCCAGCCACCCACGAATGGAGGCGGCGTCGGCGTTCTCACCGATTACGTCCGTCAATTCTTTGAACAGATCGGCTGCGGTTGCTTCTGGAACTGCTGCTATTTTTTTAGCCATGACGACTGTCCTATTTGAACGTGCGTTCCCAGCTCTTGAGATCGCGTGTGATTGATAGAAAGCTGAACTCCATACACAGATCAGCGAACGCTTCAAAGTCGCGCTTGCCGCGTATCACAGACGCATTCTGACGCACTAGGTCGTCGCGTGTGGTGTCGTTCAGATTCATCAGCTTGTAGTTGCGCACAAAGTCGCGAACGCCCGCCGCGCAGAAGTCGTTCAGCTTTTTCTTGAAGCGGCTGAGTCCGTTGGGCAGACGCGCAGAATCAAACGGGCCGTTGGCGCGGTAGTCTGCGATCAGGTTCTTGATTGAGCCAAAGTTTTCCATGATCAGCACAGAGCATTTATCGCCCACACCCGGCACGCCTGGAATGTTGTCGGAGGTATCACCGATCAGCGCCTTGCACTCAAGAAACTGAGCCGGGGTGTCCACGCCGGTAAACTCTTTGAAGCTGGCCCGGTTGCAGTGCTTCTCGACGTTGCTGCGCGGGTCGTGCCAGCGGTTCTTGGTACTGACCAATTGAATCCAGTCCTGGTCACCGGACAGCATCAGCACGTCGGCGTTGGCCGCTTGCAGTTTGCGCGAGAAGTAGCCTGCAAGATCGTCGGCCTCGTAATCGCGCGCGGTGACCTGATCGATACCCAGATGCGTCAGCGCTTGTGAAATGTACGGCACCGCCAGGTTGTAGCTGTCTTTGATTGCGACCTTCTCCGCGGTGTCCTTGCGCTTACCCTTGTACTCGGGCCACAGATCAAACCGGAACTGAGCGCGACCGTCCCACAGCCACAAAATCTTACCGTATTCGGGGAAATTCTCTTTGGCTTTTTTCAGCATCTTGAGCGTCTGAAAAATTGCCTGGGTTTCCATACCATTGGCAGTCAACACTGTCGTGTTCTGCGCGGCGTAACCCAGGGAGTTGCCATCTGTCAGCATGTAGCCGTTCATTGCTTGCTTCCTGATTAAAATGGGGGCACAAGGCCCCCATTACGTTACGTGGTATGGCTTAGCTGCCGGTGGCGAGATCGTTCAGCAGACCGTCCAGTTCGTCGTCGCTGATGTCGTCAGCGGCTACAGGATCGGCGTCGTCGCTGAGCGTTGATTCGTCAGCGTACTCGGCGTCTTCCACGTTGCTCATATCCACCAGCGATGCGCGATGCGAGGACGGTGCGTGTGCCGCTGGCAGAATGCCCGACACTTTGCCCAGGTTTTCCAATGCGATGTTCAGCTTGGTTTCGTTCTCTTGCTGAACCACCGCGTCCAGATCGAACAGCTTGGTCATGACCGACTTATCAACCGCCTTGTGCTTGGCAGCAGGCAGGACGGTGTACTTGGTGTCCATACCCGAGCCTTCACGATTGATGATCAAATCAATGCCGTCGTCCAGATCGGTAATGTCCCCGTACTCGGACAGAAACTCAATAAGCTGGTCGAAAATCTTCTGACCCACTTCCATCACCTGCACTTCGTTCGGCTTGTCCGGGCTTGACCGGTGCAGCACGTTTAACAGGTACTTCTGACTGGCGTTGGCAGACTTCAACAGTTCAACGGTTTCATCATCGTTGGAGGACGAGATACCGCGACCGATAGCGCTGCACACCGGGCACTCGGCGCCGAAGGTCTTTTCCAGGCAGATGTAAGCGACGGGCTTACCGTTCTTATCGGTACGAACCCAGTGCATTGCAAAGTCGTGCCAGAAGGGTTGGGTTTCTTCCTCGCACTTCTCCGGCATGGTGTTCAGGCGCCAGGTCGGCAGGATGCGGTAGGTGTGCTTACCGGGCAGTGGCTTCATCGCGCGCAAGCCTGATGCCTTTTTGGCGGCTTGTGCTTTTTTGGTTTTGGCAACTAGATCGGCGATTCCAGACATGGTAAATCCTCATTTTCAGTTTTTAAAAGGTTAGAAACAGGCTCGCAACAGGTTTGAAAGTGTTATCCGCTCTGTGAATTTCTCAGTACATCCAGTGCATGGCTTTTCCGTTCGTCAACGGCTTCGCTGCGCGCTCTCATGCGCAGGTCACCCTTGAACTCTTCGCGAACATTCGCACCCACTTGGATGAGCATGTCACGGCGCTGCTTGAACGACTCGCAGGCGTCTTTCGTCATACCCGCCACCGCTTTGGCATCCAACATTCTGTCGGTGATTTTGCGGTGACGCGGGTCCAACAAGATTCGATTTCTAACAACGGTTTCGGTGACTTTTTCATTGTCTTCCGCCGCTTGCTTGCGCACATCATTATCCAGCGATGCGTACACCAGCTTTTCTTGCTGTGCCAGTTGGTCGTAGCGACGAGCGGCACGATGCGCCACGCCGGAGTAGTGCGCAAAGTAGCCCGGCTGACTCATGAAGGCGTCGTCCAGGGTGCTATCGTTGAACGCCAAGTCCTTCTGCAGCTGACGCGGGTTGAACGAGGTGCTGGCATTGAGCAGCATTTCGGTCAGCTCGTCGTCTGAGTCGGTTGGGGCTGTCTCTGATACCGGCTCTGATACTGGCTCTTTGCGAGTCGATTTGCCGGTGCGCGCTGCTTGCTCTTCCAGAATAGCCGCTGCTTTTTGCTTGATGTTAGCTTCAAGCTCAGCCAACTCTTTTGCTTTGACTTTTGCCTGGGCCGGACTCTCGATCTGCTCAGGTAGAGACTCGGACTCCATGGCGTTGATTTCGGCTTCCAGCTCTGCGTCCGTCATTTCGTCGTCAGAAATCTGTGCAGTCTCAGCCACGTTCAATTCAGATTCGATGGCGTCTGCTTCAAAAGCCGCTTCTTCTTCGGTGTCTTCCTCAACAGAAGCGGTAATCACCTCTGCGGCGGGCGCTTCTTCTAACGCAGGCGCTAAGGTGCCAACATCACTGGAATCGTCCAGCTCGTTCAGCTCGGCTTCTAGCTCTGCGAGTTCTTCGGCGGTAAAAAAGTCGTTGCTCATAAGATTTCCTATGCTTTTTTCTGATTACGAAAAGAGTTTACCAACATACTTAGTTGATAGTAAGTGCGGCTACGCAATAACCTCTGCTGCTGCCGCGAGCACTTCGTTCATCAAGCTTTGCTTGTCCGAATCCATCACCACCATCATCGGGTTGAGTCCGATCAAGATGGTCGCGTCCAGCTTCGGGTCGTACACGTCCTGGCCCAGAATCTCTTCCCAGCCACCTTTCAAATCCGGGCACAGGTGCCGAGCGACGCGACTGCCCATTGCCACGATCACCGCAGGCTTGAGCAGTTCGATTTCCCGCGCCAGGTACGGCGTGCAGTTGTTGATCATGTCGTTGGTCACGTCACCGCTTTTGACTTTCGATTTGATCATGGCGGTGAAGTACACGTCCTTCATGGTCAGACCTGCTTCGCGCAGCGCCTGCTTCATCGGCTCGGCGCACTCCCCTTCCCCAATCTTGCCCGACTTTTCTTCCGTCCAGTTCACCGCGTCGGTAATGATCATCACCTTGGGCCTTTGCCCGAGTCTGGGTACCGGATGGGGGTTGCCCTGCAGTGAGCAGCCGGTGCATTCCCGGCACTGCGACACCAGCTTAATCAGCTCTGACTTCACGAACGGGCTGACATCGATGTTCCGATCGGCTTTTACCGTTGCGCTGACCAGGCCCCGCAGCAGGAGCTTCTGATCTTTCACTCTGTCCGGGTGTCTGGCTTGTATCTGATCGGGCTCGACGCTGGCGAACGCACCCACCTTGTCGAGTGAGTCCTGTTGGCGAATGTTACAGCTGCGCTTATTCACCACCGACAAGAACTCGGCTTTGCTGACGAACGGCTTGCCGTGTGTGCGCTTGGCTTCGAGAATTGCAGCGGCAGATTTCTCACTCAGTCCATTCACCGCCTGGAACGGTGCGTACAGCAGCACAGCCCCGTCTGGCCCCTCGCCAATCTCAAAGCGATCGGTTGAGAAGTTGATGTCGGGTGGTGCCACCTCGATGCCTTTCTTGGTGCAGTCGCGCAGCAGTGACTTGCGGCGATCCTCATCGGCGATGGTCATAGTGGCTGCAAAGAACTCGGCGGGGTAGTAGGTTTTGAACCACATGCTCCAGTAGGAGATGATCGTGTATTCTACGGAGTGGGATTTATTAAAGGCGTAGCCTGCGAACTCTTCGATCTGGTTGAACAGATTACCGGCGACTTCCGGGTGCATACTGGACTTGCTGACGCAGCCACTGACCCACTGATCGCGCATGGCCTTCATCTTTTCGGGGTCTTTCTTACCCATTGCAGAGCGCAGCTTGTCGGACTCAGCCATGGTAAAGCCGGCTAAGTCTCGCGCTACCTGCATAACCTGTTCCTGGTAGATGAGAACCGATTGCGTTTCCTCAAGCGCTGACTCCATGCTTGGGTGCAAATAGCTGGGCAGCTGGTTACCTTGCTTGATCGCAACGTAGTCAGCCATCAGCCCTGCTTCCATTGGGCCGGGCCTGTACAGTGCGGTTGCGGCCGTCACATCAGCAAACGTCAGCGTGGCTTCTGTTGCAATCTGCTTGAGAAGGTTTCTCATTCCCCCACTCTCGAACTGAAACACGCCTGCGGTATCACCGGCGCTGAACCGCTCAAGCACTCGCCTGTCGTCTAAGTGTATGTCAGTCAGCTCGATGTCTTTGCCGTGACGCTTGATCACATACTGTTTTGCGAGCGCCAACACGTCGAGCGTGGACAGACCCAGGATGTCGAGCTTGATCAGTCCGAAGTCTTCCACCAGGCGCTTGTCCCAATTCACCACCAGACCGCCTTTGCGTCGCTCCATGGCCGCACGTTCGACGATCGGCTCACCGGCAACGATCACACCAGCGGCGTGCTGTGCAAAATTGCGCATGACGCCCTGCAATGAGATCGCCTTATCCCACACGT